ACTCGCACATTTCTAAGTGATGCTGCAATAGAAAACATTCTGACCTCTATCTTTGTATGACATGTGAATCATACAAAGATAGAGGTCAGAATGTTTGACTTTTTCGGGTCAGTGTGATCGAGCACGCTCTAACTGTCTCAACCCCTCAAATGAACAAGTTTCACACGGCAATGACTTAATGATCGGCGCAAAAGTAATGTGAACCGGATTTTGAAGTGTGAACCTAAGTGGAACCTTACTATGACGCAAGCTGTGGCTCCGAAGATTCTTGCGCGCTTCCCACAGCCCGTTGGTGTCCATGATCTGACTAATGATTTCGTTTCTTACGGCCGTGGCAGCTGCGTCACTCCCACTCCGTACTTGTGCAATAAACGAATACCGGCGTCGTCCCGGTAAGAATCTCGATACACCACCCTCGCAATCTTTGACTGCGTTATGAGCTTCGCGCACTCTGTACACGGGGAAAGTGTAGTGTACAGTGTTGCGCCATGTGAACCGCGGCCGCCCAACTTCGAGATCTTGAGCAGAGCATTGCTCTCCGCGTGCAAGACATCGGGCTTTGTTACTAAATTTCCCGCTGAATCGTAATACTCGCATACATCATCCTCTGTGCCCGCAGGCAAACCGTTATAACCGTCAGAAATGATCTGAAGATCTTTAACGATCAGGGCACCGACTTGTGCGCGATTTGCTTTACTACGTCTTGCCCAAATCTCTGCCATTTGCAGATACGCCTCGTCGAGGTCGATACGATTCGGGTTAATGGTGAGAAGGGGTAATTTTTCAGACATAACTTCATTGTAGTCACCTAGTCCTTTTCTGTCATTTCAAATTTGGACGACCGAATTATTCGGACGGGTCATCTTAATCCCTGACTTAGACTTGATGCGCTACTCTTTTGGCAGCTTAGTGTTTACAACATTTGTCACCACAAAGAAATTATAGGTCTGAACCTGAACTTTGTACATTAAAACGTGCATTAAAAACGTACAAAAATTCAGGTTCACGATAAGAAATCGTTACATGAAACGAAGAAAGCCGATAGAAGTCAAGGAGAGCTCTCCTTGACTTCGTCGTTAGCCAATAAATCTTCTGTAGAAATTCAGCATTTCAGTGCGGGCCAGGGCGACAGCTGGATTTTTGTGATGGGTATTTGACTCAGTGTTGTACCACTTATAAACTGGCATTGGATAGTAGGTCCAACCACCCTTCAAAGCAATCTCAAACACAATAGCCAAGTCGATTAGCTCTTTGAATTTGTCATCTGACTTAACAATTCGCTCATAGGCTGAATCAATCGCATCACGTGCAATGTCACGACGCATAATCAGCGGGTTGTGCGGCACCACACCGCTCAATAGTGTAGATTTGCCAAAGTAGGTGAAGTTTCTAGGGAATTGCCGTACTTTATAGGACGGATAGATTGCTATTGAATTTGCAAACACTGCTCCAGTGCTAGCTCCCGCAATAGCTTCCTTGTATCGATCGACACAAAAAAGTTCATCGCCCTGATCAAGAAAGGTAACCCACTCTGAAACGCCGGTAAAGCAGGACTGCTTACGTAGATCATACAAACTATCAGCGTTTCTTATGGTGTACTGTGACAGCCACTGTTTGTTTGACGGAATGCTTGGCAGCGCCCGTGTGGCCGCCAGCTCTGGATTTGTAATACCAACTATAATGTCAAGCATGTTCGTTCCTTATAAGTTACTCTTTGATTATGCCAATGGCTCACGTGCCACCACCACCAGAAACAAGATTCATAGTAATTGGCTTATCCTCAATCTTTTCAATTTGAATCTCACAATGAGTAACCATAAGATTAATTGAAAGTCCGTTGCTGACGGGGAACAGTTTGAATACTCGAATTTGCCACTCTTCGTCCTGCACAGAATCAATAATCCCGGACAACATGAAAGTATGTGAAGTTCTTGACTCAGCGATGCTCCAGATGGTTTGGACACTGCTCAGAACCTTTCTTTCATTTGGGTACTTGACTAAATGCAAATTGACATCTAGACTAGAAAGATCTGGCATTGAGACCGCTTCAGTCTGCGTAGAAAGTTGAACGACTGCATTGACGCGGTATGTTGCGCTCGTTGATAACGTCTTAAACACCGGCGCGTGTGCACTCGGCTTAACTTCAAGCTCATCAGGGTTAGAATGAACAAGGCTGCCGTGAAGCGTAATCCTACCGGTTTCAATAATTGGGACCCGGTTCTCATCTAAGAGGTCTACACCTTGAGTATCTGAGAAGTCAGAGGTGATCGCACCAGTCCACTGGCTCCTTGCAATCACTTGGAAGGCTTTAGTGATTACATCATAAGCAAGATCTACCCATGCGCCCTTAACACCTAGATAAATGGTGTCAGTGAACTCAGCTTCATTTCTAAATCCACCTCGAGCTCTCTCCACAATCGGAATAAGATCGCCGAAAGAGTCTGTGCTTAGTTTAACACCAAGTTTGATTGGCGCCTTAATTCTGACATTTGACCCATCTTGGTTGAAAACTCGCAATTTGAAACTTGAATCGTATCTGAATTTCTGTTCCGGCAAAACAAACTCGGCATCATGATGACCAGCATAAACCGATGCCGCTTTCAATGGATCGATTTCGATAACCACTGGAACAAACGCTGAGAACGTAATGTCATTCATTAACATAACATCGCGGTTATCAGTATCAGGATTAGGAAACTTAGATAGCGGCCACGTTGCTTCGTACCCTGATACACCAACATAATACTTTCCAGGCCCAAGATCGACATCTATAAGGCTAAGATAGTCATCACTGGATTTGTCGTCATTTGTTGAAACCAGCGTGCCATCTGCTTTATAGATCGCAATAGAGGTGTCTTCATCCTGATTGATACTCGTCGTCTCAAACCTGACGCCAACTATGGCCTCATCTAAGGTGAACGTGAACCAAGCAATCGCACCAGAATTGGTGTCCTCCCAGTAGGTGCCTATTGCCCCCTTGAAAGGGATTGTAATTTCCTTAAAAACGGTTGGGGCGTTTAATGTGTCAATTTCTGTCATTGTTAGTAACAGTGATGACGCTGGCATTGGCACGGTGCTCTTCCATTGTGGAGAAGCATAGTATGTAGCATCGTAATCGGAAGCTACTAATATGATTTCTTGAGTACTTTCAGATGTGTTATCATAAATGAGCGGTGTATTTTCAGGGCCACTCAGAAAGCTACTTGCGTTGAGTTGAGATCCTCCAAGATAACCCTGAACTGCACCAATGAATGTAGCGCCGGGCGCGATCGAGAGACGCGTTGAAGGTGGCAGAGAGACGGCAAATGCCTCACCATTCGATTGTGGGATTGTCCCATTAGCAACATCAAATGTAATTGTTGCCGGCGAAGAGATATTTTGAAGACGCGATGCATCACGTGGTGAATACAACGCGCTGCTCAGCTTCAATGTGACAGTTGTATTTGCATTCGCTGGGGTGATGTTTACTATACCAACAAGACATTCTGCCCCATTAGTGTCATTACCCATGAAACTGATTGCAATATTTTCTACATCTTCAGAAATCAAACCAATGGGAAGTCGGATTTCATCAGCAACTGGGCGAACGGATTCAGTTGTTTGCGGGTCGACTGAATAGATTGGAAAATACGCATCACGATTTGCTGGAACAGTCGTATCCGCGTAGTATAGCGCCATTTGCCCGTTCACGGTTTGTGGAACACGTTGGTCACTAACAACGCCACGAGCCGCGTGAAATTGATTTGGGCGATTGAAATAATTGGTGCTGGTGAAAGCGTAAGGAATCGGCCCAACACGAACGCCATTAAGGAACAACCCACAATTCTCATCTTCAGTGTCAAGAATAACCGCTTGTGGCGTTGTCACCCCAGTCGAGCTGATAGACATTGAAATTAGCGAAATGGCCTCAGGCGCAACGTTCGTGTACTTTAGAACGCAGAGTCCATTCGATGGGTTAGCTTCGGCCGCTGTCACGGTCCCGATCACTTCATCATTCGCGTTCAGCGCTTCTAACCGGAAGTTAAACTGTCCTACTTCTGGGGTGTAGAAAATTAGCTGCGATGCGGCATATTCCGGAATCGTAAACACTCGTGATTGGCCGGCCAGCACCTCACCCTGCGTCCCAATCCATGCATCTGGTACAACTCCGGTTCCACTAAAAGTCCCCTCCACAACTGCATCTACGAGAGGCGGGAGATCCGCGGTGCGGATGCGAGAGCCATCAAAGAAACCAAACTCACTCCTGAGTGTATTCTGGATGACGATCATTCCGCCAGGAATGGTGTCAATCGCGGTGACGCGTAGCTTGGACGGTGTGTGGCTTGCTGCCGGCCCAGTGAAAACAAAACTCATGCTCAAATCCCCCTAAGAACATGCCCTCACATGGGCATGTTATTTTATCAGTTCAACCTTAAGAAAGTATTTAGTTCCTACCGGTTATGGTGCGGCGACGAACAACCCGTTAGAACTCCACCCAATAGGCTGAAATGCTTTATTTGTTGTGTCGTATACCAAATCGACCCATTGCCCCGTTGATAACGCAATTTCATATGTGAACTGGTCGCCAACGATAAATCCGCCGTTGATAGTGGTATCAACATCTGGCGCAAACACACCATCTGGATTTTGAGCTGGGCCAAGTACTGATCTGATGCGCACGTTGGACCCGTCCTGGTTGATTACTCGGCATCTAAAAGTGTCATCGTACACGTCATCAATACATGAAAGCACGTAGATTCCACCATTGAAGCCGCCAAATGTTCCGCCATTATCATCTGGAATAACGGTGGTGGTGATATGTTCCTCGACTGTGAACGAGAAGTCAACACCATCCGTGATTGCTCCCCAGGGCCGTACAAAAAATCCATCAGCGAACGATGATTCTAAAGTTGCCACAGCAATGTAATATGTTCCGGCAGGAATACTTGTATTGAGATTATCGTACTGGCCTACAGCAATCAACTCGCCAGTGGATGAATAAATGGCGCTGTTTACTGAATCAAAGATGTTAGTGTTTCTTGACACAGAAGTGTCAAAGCTAATCGTGGATTCTTCTGTAGTAGTAAATGTGTACCACTTAAAGAACACGCTATTCAGGATATCATCCTTGGAAGTGAGTACGCTCCCAGTAAATGGGTACTGAAGAATGGTAGCAGTTTGCGGCGGAGTTGATGACGCAACAACTGTGCTAGTGAGCGTAGTTGTTGCGATACCGTCTAACGTGAAGTGAGCATAAACTGAATCACCTGGCAATACTAGTGCGGTGGGTTCCGTAATGACTGTATAAAAATGCAAACTATCATCTGGAGCAGTGAACGTGTATTCAATATCTGGTCCAAGAATGACCTGTGAATCCGCGATTGAAAGATCAGGTCTAAAAGTCGTGAACTTTAGAGAATTATAGGTCGCGCCCGCACCGGCTTGACAAGCCAGCGTCAATGTACCACCGCGAGGGAGGTAGAAGTTAACGTTGAGCCCCTTCTGTAGTGGGTCAATAGTCAGATCGTTTGTGGCTAACAAGTGTGAGACATCAGCCCAAGGAAATTCATTTGCCATTGGGTAAAAATCAATTTCGTACTCTGTAGTTTTTTGATTGGCAACAAGGGTGGAAAAGAAAAGTAATGCTAAAACATGGCCTTGCTCATCTAACATCTCTAGTCTGATATCCGCGGCGCCAAGATTAATGTTGCCAACTACAAAATCAAAACTGGTTGCTGTTTCATACCAAGAGTCCCCGTTGTCTGATTTTAGAATGCCAGCCAGCTTAACCTTAGCCTCTGGAGCCAAATCAAACTCTCTGAAGGTGCCATCCAGTACAGCGTCAGTTGTAAAAAATAGATGAGATTTCCCGCCAATGTCCATTGGCGAAGCATATGACGCCGCGTTAAAATTGTTAGTTTCAGGAGCATTTGTGGTAGACCACAATTTTCCAAGCGTGACGATATCATACGCAGACACTCCAACATGATGTGCATCTTCTGGAGATGGTACTTCAATTAGCCCCAGGCCAGCGGGCACATCCCCAATTGCCGTAAGTCGAATCTTAGAGAGACGCGGAGCAGAGGTTTCTTGGAGCAGAGTGAATGTTTTGTCGTCGTATGTCAGACCATCCAGCGTCTTTACACCAACACAAGTGTCATTCTCATCATAAACCGCAACCACGACTCTTCGTAGCGTGTCGCTGCCTGAGGTACTGAAAATGGGAAACCGAATGTCGGTGACATTCTCAATGACGGTGCCAAGAGTAAATTCAATGGACGCGTTGCTCGTACTCATGCTGCTGCCACAACCGAGTATGATTTCTGGGTCAATTCCAGATCCATAGAAGGATCCAGGAGCATTTGCGCCACCAGTGAAGAGCGGGAAGTCCGCGATCTTCGTCCCATTTGAGAAGAACCCCACCTTGGCTGCGGCAATAGGGTCATTTGCTGTGTTTTTGAGAATACCGCCGCCAACATCACTGATGGTTTCTGTTGCCCAGAACTTAAATTTTTTAATGTTCATCATTCAATCCTTATTCATTGTTTGTTCGCGACAGTTTAAACTTCCGGCTCGTCAGAGATCAATACTATGGCCAGTGGGGTTAGCCCGAATGTCATCAACGGGTCAGATGCTGGCGGCACATAAAAACTAGAAGACCCAGAGCTGGATGAACCTTCTGGGCCCGCTGGGCCTTGCGGACCTACTTCACCTTGCGGGCCAGTAAGACCAATAGGGCCTTGCGGACCTACTTCACCCTGAGGGCCTTGTGCGCCAATCAGACCTTCAAGCCACTCAAGTTCAGTGCCGACAAAACCATTAGCGACTGCTACTTCGTAAGCAGACATACCATCGCTTGCAGCGACGATTTGACTACGTAAATCATCCAATTCAGTCTGAAGTCCTGTAACCCCGCTGATTGCGTGAGCATGGTCAACTAGCGCATACTCTGTGTGCGTGTGTTCAGTGCTTGCCTTGCCGTCTAATGTAGTTTGCAGGCCAGTAACCTGAGCTACCGTATGCGTGTGTGACACGAAGGCACGGTTGTCAAGCTCAGACTGGAGACCTGGAACATCTGTAAAGGTGTGGGTATGCCCCACACTCGATTTACCGTCAAGTACTCCCTGCAAATTATTCACAGATGAGATTTCGTGGGTGTGCTCCGTGTCAGCCTTACCTGCGAGAGCAGCAGTAAGAGTTTGCCCACTCCCAACGTCAGTTGCACCAGTTCGGTTAACCGTTGAGTAAACTTCGTCAAACGCATTGAGGTGCGCTCTGTTAGCCTTAGCGACGATCGCAGCATCCAGACCATCAACATCAGAAACTACATGACTGTGAACCGTCTGAGCGTACTCGCTATGCGAGTGATTCTGTAAAGCGTACTCATTATGCACGTGCGTTGTATCAGCTTTACCATCAAGTTCTGTCTGCAGATCAGTTACTTGCGCAATGGTGTGACTGTGGGCAACATCAGCTTTGGACGTCTCTAATGCAGTTACATCAGACTGAAGTTCAACAATTGCACTCGTGTTAGCGTCAATGCTGGTAACATGACTAGCCGTCATCAGTCCACTGGAAGTACCACTAGCATCACTAACAGCAATATCAACTACGCGCTCACCAAGCCCGTTAATCGTGTCAGTAACTACTACAGGAGAACCACCAGTAACAATAAGTGAATTCACATCTGCCTGATAGACTTGCGGATAGGTTTCAGCGTCGATGCCCAGCAAAACCGTGTTTTTGTTCTTCACAAAACCAGCGCGATAGGCCAATAGCCCAGCAGGACGATCAAGGGTCAACTGCCCATTATAGTCGATGTACAGTGGATCACCTGCATGACCAGCCCAGTCCCATTGATCATGGGTGATTTCACCAAACGGAGCCATGTGCCCAACATCGCCCTGTACCAAATCCTCAAGGATGATGCCAGTGGGAACACGGGCGGGAACAAGAGCAGGATTAGAGCTCGCCAGGCGTACAGTATCATCAGCTGAGAAGTACACTAAAGACATTGCTGGAATGTTTTCGCCTGCCCGAACTGGAACGATTCTATTGACCGGCTGCACCAACACGCCAGACGTGCCGGTGGTTGTTTCAACGCGAACAGCGGTGTCGTCCGTTAGAAATTCACCATTGGATTGGCGAATTGGTTGCAACATGCTGTCGCGCATGATGAACCCTGGGTTGCTAGGCACATTGAGCGAAGCCTGAGTGCCGTGCGACTGTTGTGTGATTTGGTTTACGTTGCCGTTAAGTACCGTACCAGCAAAAATGCGCGCCTTTACTTGCCACTTATTTCTTGCCTCATTCCAGACCTTCATAGTCGTGGTCGACAGATCAAACCAATGTTGATCATGCAACTTAGCCGGTTCCACCGCTGACACTAGTGGTGGAACGATTGTGGTTCCATAAGTGACTTCACCATTAAGAAGGTCAACGTCCCAGTAAAGGTAGTTGTTCACTCCAGATGTCATTGGGCCCCATGCTGCATCTTTCTCACGATCGAAGTGCACCAAGTAATCTGACGTACCATGTGCCACCGCAAGAACTGTTGGTGTTGGTGACACCGCGTGATCCACGAAACCGGCTATTTGGCTTGGGCGAAGGAAATTGGAGGTGCCATTGTCCTTTTGGAAGGAAATAAGACCTTGACGGAAATTGATACGCATTCTTTACTCCGGTTTTTCAACTGTCATTTCTGCTTGTGTTCTTACTGACTTTTCGTTGTACCCATATTTAGCAGACACAAATTTGCTGTATGCTTCCACACCGCCAACGTACGTTAAGTAGATACCAAACAAGCTTTCAGTCAGCCCGCCGGTCAGGGTTAGCTTGATCATGATCCACGTAGCTGTCAACCCACCGACTAGCTGCAAGACTTTTGTGAGGGATACAGACTTGCCATTCTTAGTGATGATGTCGGCAAAGTCTAGTTTTTCTGAGCGCTGAATGCGCCAAAATAAGAACAGTACTCCAAGCAGCAGCATCAGGATAGATACTGCCATAAGATTGATTTCGTATCCATAAATGGATAAGATCATGGCGGTGGTCATTGCGTCTCCTAAACAAGATGGTCTATTTAGGGGCAAGAATGAAAAAGGAACCTATTTAGGTTCCCTTATTTGTCAGCTAATGCCTATATTCTGCGTTGTTACTCTGTCAGTGCCTCGGTATGTTCACGGTGAAAGTGTAGTTGGAAGTTTACAGGCGTTAGGTTGTTCAAATTCACAATGGCTTTGAACTGTAGTGTCATATGCAGATTGAACTCTGGGTAATCATGTGTTCCACCCTGCTCCATGAACATGTTATGCCGTGTTTCTAACTCGGGGCAAGACAGTCTCAGTACAAGACAGTCACCGAACATATCGAAATGAGTACCGGTTGCAATGAATTTTTCATCACAAGGAGACACATTCACCACGCTCCGTGAATACAGGGTGGTCACGTGGAGGTTAGGATCTAGATGAATTTTGTTTTCGGCAGCCCACGCATTCAGAAGCTCCAGAGTTGACTCTGTCGGAATTACTGCAACATAGGTGCCGGTAACTACTTCACTCATCAGGCCAACACCTTACGGAGTTCAGGAAGACTACCAATTTTAGTATCTCCGTTCATGATTTGCGGCATCATTCTAGCGCCAGGGATCAGCTCAAGAAGCGCGTCTCGATCAATGTACTCAGCATCAGCCTCACGCGGTTGGCCAATGTCAAGCTGTACAGTTTTGTATTCAATGCCGTGACTTTCAAGCAGCGCTTTAGCTTGATCACACTGTGGGCAATTTGGTTTTGTGTATACAGTGAACATGCGTTTTGTGAAATTTGTTGAGAGGGTAAATTGTAAGATGACGAGCACTGCTCGTCATCTTCTATTACAGGTCAGGGAGCTCGTCGTAGTTGACTTCTGAAGTCATTGCGCCGATCACGTAACTAACGCTCTCATTTTCTTGCAGGGCGGTTTGTGTCTTATTTGTATTCAAGTGCTTATTGAACCATGGGAGTGGAGCAGATTTGATACCAGCGTCGTACTTCATACCAATTTCGCGTAGGCGAAATTGAGCAGTAAAGTCAACGTGCGCACACATGATAGCCTCGTTCATTCCAAGAACTGTGCCCTTCTGGAAGATGTGCTTTGCCCATTCCTTTTCCTCACGAATGACATCCATCATCATTTCATAAGCTTCAGCAGCACAGTCAATTCGTGCTTGGCGGAACCGAGGATCATCCTTACAGATGGTGTTCAATATCCAAGCAGTGGCGTCAGTATGCAACAGTTCATCAGCCAAAATCAAACTGATCACGTTACCATTGCCAATGAAGATCTTGTTCTCCACCATACCAAGTGATGTACTGAAGGACACCATGAAGCGAATAGCTTCCAGGCCATACGAGGCAATCAGCGCCAAGTAGATAGCCTTAATGTACTCATATTCATCGACTTGTTGACCAACGGCAACCTTACAATTCATCACGTGCAGATTGTGATAGTACTTGTCGATAGATGACAACATACCAACAATTTCAGAGGTGTCATGAATTGTATTGAACTGCTCAGACGGCATCTGGTAGATGTTACGAATGATATGTGAATACGACTCACTATGAATCTGCTCGAATGCAGACCACCACTGTACCCATGCCTCAGCTTCAGGAACGGAACATACGGGGGTAAAGATTTGGACTGGAGCTCTGCCCTGGATTGAATCGAGGGCAGTTTGACGAAGAAGGTTCTGCGTGAAGATGAAGCGTGTTGCTTCATCTGCCTTCGAGAAATCGATCTTGTCCTTAGTCAGGGTGACTTCATCAGGCACCCAAATAGCGCCGCGCTGAGTCTTGACAAACTTGTCAAGCTTAGGATACGCGAACTGGTCATAACGCTGGATGGTCACTGATCCTGCTGGATCCAAGAACATTTGACGCTTGCTGTAGTCTGTTTGTTTAGAAAAATCTAGTTTGGTCATTTTGCGAATCTTTCCATATGGTCCACTCTTGATCAAGTAATGGATTCCATCCGTGTTTGATTTTAATATAAGGTCCCTTAGCACCTTGATACGGATTTAGGTTTGGGAACAGGCGAGATATTTGTCCGCACGTGGCATTAGGATCTTGCTGAATAGCTTCAAAAATCTCCCCAGCTAACAGCCAGGAAAGTTTAGCACTTGGGTTTGACTTGACCGCTGACCCATTCCATGCGCACCTTTTCGTCTTATCAGAGAGAAGCTTATAAGAAATACCCCTTTTGGTTAATTTTGTTGGTGTAAAGGTTGCGTCTTTATCATATGACCAAAATCTTTTTGCGGCTGTTCTCTTACCATCTGTTCTCACACAAGAAAAAATCGTCTGCACATGAACGTTATACTTCAGAGCAGCTTCAGCAACACAATGAAAAGATTCGATATACTTGCCAGTGCTAGGATCAAAGCAGTGCACGCTTTTAGTATTTTGTGCTGCGGCCGCACTGATTTTTCTCTTCGCTTCTTCAGAATGTTTTCTTCCAAGCATGGGATGCTTATTTTCAGAATGCCATTCTTTCATTTTTGTACTAATCATGGCGGAATATCGTTTCTTAAACCACCCATATGTTTTATTTTTTCGTGGTGTTGTTGGGCTATCCATCAACATTGCCGCTACAGCGTAAATTAACTTTTGATTCGTTGGATAAATTTTAACCAACATCAAATGTGCAACATAATGTTCCTCAGGTGTCAAATCAACAAGATTGGTTGTGTCATCTGTTCCACCAAGACACCGTGGAACAATATGGTGCCGTTCAAAATATCCAGAAAGCGTTCTTGATTTCGCCTTCTGGATAAGCTTCTCATAATGTGAGAGCCACTTATAAGACGCAGGATTCGCAAATATAGTCTTCATCTTCACCAGAATTAGTAATCTCATTACTATTTACTGGTTGAGAAACGCCTACATTTTGGGGCTCGACACCCTTCTCGGGTTCACGAACCGCCTCTAAAGCCGCTTGTTTGTTGCGAAGATCATAATAGTGGCTCTTGACGCCATAGAGAATAGCCATCATGTAAACACGAAGAACATCATTGATGTCAATTTTTCCATCTTTATAGAACTTACCATTAAACCACGTATCTGCAGAGATGCCTTGGTCAACGTACACTTGCAGCACAGCGACAGTCTTGATGTACTCAATACAGTCCTTTTGATCCCACAGGAGTTGATAGTGGTTCTTAAGCTTCTTGTACTCAGGAACAACTTGAACAAAGTCACCAGCCTTAGAACGCTTGGTAACGATCATCTGCTTCACAAGGTTGATGCCATTGGTTGAATTCAACACAACAGATGAGGACTCAACTGGGGCGATCGCCATAAGTGTTGCGTTACGAATGCCGTACTTCAACAACTTAGCGCGCAGCCCTTCCCAATCCAAGTCGTCACTTGGAGTAAAGTCAGTCAGTTCATTTACGCCTGCTGCCCGACGCTCCCATGGGAAGATGCCCTGACCATAACGCGTCTTGGATGACATCTCGCAAGGGCCCTTTTCCTTAGCAAGCTCAACGCTAGTTTCGGTCAGGTAAAAAGCTTGGTGCTCCATCCAGCGCTTGACTTCAGCAAGCGCTTCAGTTTCACCATACTTCAACTTACGCTTTGCATGCCAGTACGCAAGGTTAGTGATGCCAATGCCAAGAGGTTCGAACTCCTTATTGTGCAACTCAGAATGTGCAGACAGGAAGTCCTGGTACTGCAGCAGGTTGTGCAGCGCACGGTGGAGCAGACGCGCAGGGCGGCGCATTTCTTCTGGATGTCTGAATACACCCCAGTTCAATGACCCAAGAGTACAAAGAGCAATTCGACCGGTATCTTCCTTGACTTCGAAAGTAACTTCCTCAGACGTCTGCTCGGCGACACGAGGGGCTGCCAGGTGGCGTGGGAGATTTGTCAAGAATGGAATTACATCGGCGAGTGCCTTAGTGACTCGGGTGAGTTTGAACTTACCGATTGCCACCGTCGGCAACATAATTTCCGTGCACAGATTAGTCTGATACACTGGGTGGACGGCCGGGTCGAATGGCCCTTGGCGCTGTACATTGTCGATGTTCAGTAGGTAGATGCGACCGGTTTCAGCGCGCTCGATCATCAGCCAATCACGCATGACTTTCTCGGCCGATTCCTGCTTCTTGCGCAGATCCGTGCGCTTCTCATACGCAACATAAAGTTCTTCAAACTTCTCGATGTCACTGTAGAAAGCATCGTACAGCTCTGGCACTTCATTTGGGTCAAAGAACGTGATCACGCCCTTCTGTTTGAACCGGCGCCAGAAGAACGAACTCAAAACAACACAGTAATCCAGTTGACGAACACGGTTTTCTTCAGTGCCCTTGTTGTTCTTGAGGACAATGTAATCATCAAACTGATAGTGCCAGATTGGTAGGTTTACGGTTGCTGAAGCATTGCGAATGCCGCCCTGTGAACATGAACGCAGATCACCAAACCACTTCTTTAGGAATGGCAGAATACCGGTATGCATGACCTCACCCTTACGGATGGGGGCACCAAGAGGGCGCATACGGCCAAACTCAAGACCAATGCCGGCGCGCTTGGCTGCGTAGTTGGCCATGATCTTGCCGGTGTCGAAAATCGAATCAAGATCGTCGCCCGTGCGAAGCAGAACGCAAGAGCTGAATTGCTTGGTTTTCGTACCAAGGCCAGCCAGCACTGGCGTAGCCAGCGTGAACATGCCGTCTGAAGCAGCGTTGTAGAAGTCACGAACCCACTTCAAGCGATCCTTCTTTTCAGCATGGAAGGCTGTTGCAGCAGCCACCATGTAGCGGATCTGCGGTGTCTCAACCATCAGCCCTGTAGCACGGTTGCGAACCAAGTACTTTTCAATCAGCTGCTCAACTGCCGCGTATGGAAGCTCTTCGTCCTTTGAGTGGTCAATGTGCTTCTCGAGCTGATCCCATTCATCTTCAGTGTACCACGTCAGAAGGTCGGGCGTGTACAGCTCATGCTCCACGTTCTTCTTCACCACATCATATAGGCGTGGTGGGGTGTAAGACCCAAACACGTCCTTGCGAAGCATAGTGATGCGCTGCTTGCCGGCCACATATTGATAATTCACATCACCAATATCAGGGTTTAGCTCTTCGTCAATCAGGTTGACCATTGACTTCAATGCAATTTCATCAAGCATCCTTGTAGTCATGCCATCATGGAACTGCGCCCTGGCTGCAATCTCGATCATTGAAGGGCTAACATTGGCGACACCCTCACAGATCTTAGCAATGTGAGCCTGCCACTTAGCAAGATCAAACTTTTCCTTTGTGTCGTCACGCTTGACGACGTATGTATTGTTATTCATCCGTTTAGTTGTTTAGTAGTTAAAGGAATAGCGACAGAATCTTCAGAACGAAGGTTGGCTGCTGCGATAGGGTCCTGCTGAATGATGACCTTGGCAATAATCTGTCGGCGTAAATCATTGGCTTGATCCACGGTCATGGCTGGCTTATTTGCCTCTAATCTTCGTTCAATCTCTAATCCCATCAAATACTCTACAAAGTCCATGTTGTACGAGACCGCTTTACTGGTCACCGTGGTAAAAACCCTCGGCGGATCGGTGTCTTTAAGTTGTGGCGCAGAAAAGTCGTTCATATGTAACATTGTAACTGGCAGAGCCCCCGATGCCCACATAGAGTGGGCTCAGGATTAAGAATTAAGCCAATGGGCCACGTACAAAATCACGAATTTCGTTGATTCGACGCAGCCAGCCGTTTAAGAACTTTGCCTGTGTTGGCTTGGAAGCCACAATAGCTTTGTAGAACTTTTCACGGCGATCACACAGTAATCTGCAGACATCTAGCTCATTCATTGCGCTTACGGCCTTCGCAGTTCCAGGACCCACGGCGCCATCTACAGGCTTCGCACCAACGACTTCTTGAAGAAATTTTGAAGCTCGCCCAACGCCATGATTCACGCACCCGTCAAAATGCAGAATGGCAACTCGAGGAGGTAGGCGGTCGCAACCACCAGCAATCCAGTACTTGTCAAAGTAGCACTGTTTCGCTTGCTCCCAGGTGAGTGAAGTGATGTCAAGATCTGTGTTTGCGTTTTTGGCTACACCGTATTTGGTTTCACCACCCGCATCATCAGGATCATTTACATAACCAACCTTGCGCCGCTGCGCTCGGCTTCCAATGAGACCAAGCTTGGTCTCTTTATCGTTCGGATTAAACCACCCGCCGACCTCATAGATCATTGCGTGAGCAACGGCGCGCTCAAACGCCGGTGTGAATTTAGACATATAGACTCCCATCATTCAGGGAGCCTATTTACTGTGCAGAATCAGCCCAGGATGTCACCTACGGTCTTGCCTGAAATGTATCGCCAGAGATCACTCGGCCCAACAACGACACCACGAGAGGTGACTTTCCCATGGCTTGTGCCGGGGCTAACCGCGTGAACAATGGCGTTTGCTTTTTCAATTGCGGGATAGATACATGATCCATTGGATTCCCAATTGACAACCTGAATTGGAGCAGTAATCAGCTTACCATCTTCAGGAGAAAAGATAAAAGCCTCATGAGCAAAAGAAGCACACGCTGTTACTGGAACTGCGTCCACAGTATAAGTTTCTCGATCAACGATAAGAATGTTCCACGCGCCTGGAACCTTTACCTCAGCACCTTCAATCATGAGAGTGACTGTGGGGCCGAGTGTTTCCTCAAGGTATGAGATTTCGTTGAGCGTGAAATCAAGTTGCTGACCACTAAATGCCCAGTGGAATCTTGCGCCTTGTGGAAGGGGTTGTGACAAGGAGTCTACAACATAGGGTTTATTCGTTTCGGCGAGGACGATCATTCATAGGCTCTCATAGTCAATAATGGAGATTGTAACAATGTAACCTTGAAATGCTTATGGCACCCGGGATGTTAATAGCAGGTGAAATACTCAGTCAATCCTGCTATGTTCCTTCAAAACAAGTTATAGGCGCGGGCCTATCAAGGGGTACACAATCAAAGTTTTGCCTTAACCGTTTTCATCACGGTGTAAGAAGCCTCTTTGTAGAATTTGGTTCGTTCTCTGGCATGTTTCTTGCCCCACTTCAACCCACTATACACATCTGTGACGTGGACAAACTCTTTGTCACGCCCTTTACGAAGCCCTCGCCCAATCGACTGAATGGCGCGAACAAATGATTTGCCAGCGTCGATTAGGCAAAGATGAAAAATTCTATCGATGCTAATACCGGTCGATGCAATACCGGCAGTTGCCAGTACGATCAGGTCGTCGCGCTTTTCGAATGTTGAGTACCACTCCGCGCGAACTTCAGTTTCATCAGCACCGCAGAGGAAAACAGAGTCATTGATCAACTTCTGAAGCTGCTGACCTTGCTTGATGCTATTCACTAGAACCAATGTGTTACCGTGCTCAGCTGCCTTTGAGATGATGAGGTCGGCCAAGAATTCAAGGCGGTCCTTGCTCTTGCTGGTGTATGCCTTTTCTGACGAGTAATCTGGAAAGTCCTCTTCAACTGTCTCTTGGACTTCAATCGGCTGAATCTCGAGGTTCGCAAGGTAGCCCATGTTAATCAGGTCGGCCGCGTTAATCTCATAGAGGATGTCGCCAATAGATCCACGTAGGGTGTATTGATCTGTTAGTGGCTTAGGCCAAGTGCCTGTGAACCCGTAGCGATAGGCAATGTTCTTGCCGTGATTTGTCAGCAGATCACCAATAGTAGCTGCCTTTGCGCCGTGTGCTTCATCAACAATTGCCACTTGGAAATCTTCCATGACACTTGGATTATTTTGGAGCGCCTGCCATGTAGCAATCACGTGCGGCTGATACAAATCTTTCTTTGCACCAGAATACAGGCCGTGTTGAATACCGCACAGCTTAAAGGTCTGCGAGGTTTGCTCAACAAGGTCTGATGATGGAACGATTGTAATTGAGCGGTAGCCCTCATTACCAAAAACATCGCACATGCCAGCAACCATGATGGTTTTGCCGGCACCAGTTGCGGCAATCACAAACCCTGACCCAGCATCTAATGCGGCATTTACTGCCTCAATTTGATAAGGTCTGATGGATATTGGAACTTGTGATCTCCCATCAAACCATTTTTCATGAAGCCGTCCTTCAACAAGGTTTACAGGACGGCGCTCATCATGGAGTTCTACGTCATAGCCCCACTTTTCAAGGAATGGTAGGATGTCTGACAAGAACCGCAAGAAGACCTTACCTGTCTTCTCATAGAAGCGAATCTTGCCATCCCAACGACCGAGTCGGCGAGCAGGCATATACCAGGATCCTTCTACTTCCACCCCAAATCTATTCCATAAGAATTGATGGTCACTTGGCTCAACACCAGAGACTGTCATGTATACTTCATCACGTACCCAAATATGGGCAACTTTTTTTGTCATTTATCTAAATACAGAAAGGTTGGATAGAAGGCCCGGCAATGAAAGAAGCTTGTTTCTATGTGTATGCATATTGTAACGTTACAAAGCCATTGTTACAAGATCAGCTCAGGTTTGAGCCGTTTTATGTTGGTAAAGGGTGCAACAACAGAATCAATGACCATTTACGGGATGCAATTGCTGGAAAGCGCGGTAAGAAGCTTTCCCATATCAGAAATCTAATTCATAAGAATGCTCACCCAGAAATTGTGATGATATCTAATGGGCTTACAGAGAGCGAGGCGTTTGCGCTAGAAATTTCTCTCATTGCGAAATATGGGAGGTTAGATTTAGGAACTGGCTGTTTGTTTAACAATACACCTGGTGGTGATGGTGCAAAACATACTGCAGAAACCAATAGGCGTATTGCTGAGAAATTATCTGGTAGAAAACTTCCACTTGAAGTTCGTTCGCGTATTTCCAAAGCTTTAACTGGGAAGTCTAGGGATAGTGCCGCTAAAGAGAAAATTTCCAAAACACTTTCGGGTGTAAAACATAGTGACCAACGATGCCAAAACATCAGTAAAGGAACTAAAAACGCTGCGATGAAATGGCAAAAGAGGTGGCTTATTACTACACCTGAAACCTCCTTCTGTATCTTGTCATTAGACTATCTCAATGAGACTGGTATTGAAAGTTTGTATGGATCATTTAGGTCCAAAAAACCCATCTCACGAGGCCGTCTCAAGGGATGGTCTCTTACCGAAATTAAATGATCGCATCATGCATTTCAGCAACACGCAGTTTCACCATATTGGAGCACATCCACCCCATTTGTTTAATTGCCTCAACAATTTCATCGAAGTGCTGTTGTTTAAGATTGGCTTCGACAATAAGTTGATTCAATTCAACAACATCCTTCTCACCCTGAATGTACAGTGATTGCTCCTTGACGCCAAGGGCACGCGGGGAGTTGTTGTAATTTTTAACGTGACGAGATTCCTTGCGGGCCTTCTCAATCTCCAGCCACTTCACAACAGCTCGTGCTTCTTGAGCACGTTTTGCATAGAAGAATTGGTGATGTGGAATATCGCGAGCGAGCTTTTCCAGACGCTCGCCTTCAATATCAAAGACTGGTTCAGCGGCGTCAATTTCCTCTTGCCACTGAGCGAAGAATGTTGGAAGTTCATTCTTCAGGTCTTCGTTAGTTTCGCCTAGCGCGAACAGATTGATCGAGGGGGCTTTTGATTTCATAGAGTCGAAGAAGGGCGCCGTACCTTTTATTGTAACGGCGCCCAAGGTTTATGCCCTTTGGAAGTGGGATCAGACAGGTTCGTATGTTGCCGCGAAAATGTCAGGCTTGCAAGGATAATGCTCACCTTGCACACCAGTAATGATCCAATCACCTGGTGTGACCAGGTGATTTGGGCTCTCCAAAGTACCAATCACGCCATAAGCAGATCGTTCTACTTCAAGCTTAAGTACTACACCGCCCATACCGGTCAAATACATATCGTCAGTTCCAGCCATCGGCCGAACCGCTGGATGATCGCCATGCTTAAGCCACTGGGTGGCCTCGATAACGACCGGTTTCTTACGAAACTTCATTCAGCGTCCTCAGCAGCCTTCTTCACAAGGCTGAATTCTTGAACAGCGTCCTTGGCAAGACGCATAGCCTTACCGACTGAGGTAGCTACCTCAGTCACAACCACAACACCGTTATCTGTTTGGGTTGGGTACTCTACGATAAATCCGCCAAGAACTGGCTGGATAGAAATGGAAACTTGAATCATGACTATTCCTTTTCAAAAAAGGGGGATTGCTCCCCCGTTAATCACTTCTTTGCGCGTGGAGAATGAACAACGCTATCTACGTCAGGTTCATCATCCTCAAGCACTGCCAACATCTCCTCTTCAGAAGGTTCAACTTCCTTACGAGCTAGCATTGGCTGGCAGTCAGGATGCTCCAGAAGACGCAAGGCAATCTCGTTTGTGAGCTCCTTTTCCCTGAACACCACGCGATCCTTGATCACGCCATCTTCATCGGTAATCGTGCACACGTACGACAGCTTTTCACCAGGCTGAGTGCCCTTGGCAATCACACCCATTTCTTCAAGAAGCTCTACCAAGCCAGAGAATTGTGACATTCCCTTGTTGTACGGCACTTCAAGTTCAACCTTCGTGCCGAGCTTCGCGAAGCGAGACTTGTAGGTCTCAAAACGCATACGAACACCGGTGACTGCGCCTTCTTCTTTCAACTTCAACTTAGTAACAATCCCAATGATTGACACTGAGAACTTTGTTGAGTTAGTGATAGCCCAAGCACCATCGCCCATCATGATATCTTGTGGGTACACATGGTCAGTCAGCACCATTGAGATAGGCAGACGACCAATGTTACCGACCGCAAGACGTAGCATGGCTTTACGGCGCTTTGCAAGCTGACCTTGGTCACCCTTAATCACACCCTTGTCGTAGTTCTCCATTTCAGTTGAAGACGACAGCATTGCGAGGGAGTCCAAGACGATAAGCGTCTTTTGCGCTTGGTCGTTGTCTTTGCCGTATTCCTTTTTATACCCGCTGAAGAATTCAGAGAGGATAGCATTGACGTCTTCGATAGTGGCAACGGAGATGTATGTCAGCGCTTCTTCGGAAACATTGACCCCGATCTTTGCCAAGTAATCAACGTCGATCGCATGCTCAGAGTCGATGTAAAGGATGTGATACCCTTCCAACTGAGCTTGACGACAAAGGTTTGCCGAGATGAAAGACTTACCAGAGCCAGATGGACCCGCGAACAGGGTCAACTTGCCGAGGGGAATACCTTTCTTGAAGTCGCCAGACAGCGCGCGGTTGAGAGCATAATTGCCCGTGCTCAACCATGCTTCAGTGGCCTTGATACCGACACCGACAGTATCGAGCTTTGCCACTTCTTTCTTGAATTTGTCAAGAAACTTGAGAGCCATATTTTCTCCTAACGATGGAAAATAGAAGGGTGAGACCTCACCCTTCTATCAAACGCTGATTAGGCGTTACCGGCTTGAGCGGCCTTTGCAGCGGCAGCACGTTGACGCAGTTGTTCAACCACGCTCAGCTTACCACCAGCAGCTGCTGGTGCAGCTTCTTGAGCTGCAGGAGCCGAAGCTTCATTGTCATCGCCGTCATCATCAGGCAGAGCTGCCTTCAGTGGAGCCTTTGCTGCAGGTGCAGGAGCCGCGGCAGCAGGAGCTTCATAGCTACCACCAGTCGAAGCGGCGACCAGCATAGCTTCAATGGCCGTGCGATCGATCTTGGCTGTGCGGTACTCGTTCAGATCATACAGATTCATTTGCTCAATAACATCGTCGCTCACATCAGTTTGCTTAGGAGCAAAGTTCGACGTGGTGTACGAGTTCTGGCCAGAACCGGTCTTGGTCTTACGGAAACGGAAGTTGTAGCCACCTTTCAGTTCGTAAGGCGCAACTTCCAGGTCACCAGACTGGAATGCAGCTTGGATTTGCTTGAAGACTTGGGGTCCAAACTCGATCAGCTTGACGAGCTGTGAGGCGTCATGTTCGATCGGGGTTTCGAGAACCAGAACTTGGCCGATGTAGCTCTTCTTACGGTAGAACTGCTTGCCGAGTTCTTCATTGTACTCGTTGCTGTTCTTGTCATAGAAACGAGCAGAGAGTTCGCAGATTGGGCAGGCTTCGCCGTACATCTTCAGACAGGCGACAGTTTCGCGCTTGCCGTTGATTGTCAGGGAGTGAGTAAGGTTTTCAACGAGGAAGCCGAATGGGTTCTCGTCATTTGCGTCTGGAAGGAAGCGAACAGTCGAGACGGTGTCAGTGTCGGCTTTCCAGAAAGGGAAGAACAGCTTCCAAGTCGCATTGCCAGAAGATTCGGACGTCTTGGAGGTGAATGCTGCGGCCAGATCGGCCAATGAACGCTTGGTGGTCATAAAAACTCCTAAAGATGAAAACTATCAAAACAGATAAAGGTCTACGCTTTCCAACGTGACAAACCTATTTAGCGGCTGCCGCCGATCTGTTTTGTTTTTGCTTATCGCATTGGTCAACGCGATAGATGAATTGTAACAGGGTGTATATGATGCGCATCCCTGCATTGGGTCCAGTGTGCTTCTTGTGTGGGACGAGATTGTCGCGGATGTTGAATAGGGTGGATGATTGCAATGCACCGCCCTTGATGTTATCATTCGTCGCGCCTGCGATCATTCCGATCTTCGGTATAGAACATAACAGACGAGGGGCCCTAGGGCCCCTCGTGCAGTTCTGGTGTCACCGGTCTATGTTATTTCACATTGCCGGTCTGAATTCACTCATGTGATTTCTACCTCCAACCAAACTTTAGATGCTTCAACGCCTACCCACATTCCACAAACAACATCAAGCTGCTGTTTGATGGAACCATATGGAACACATTTATCGCCACGAGTCTTCTGGCGATCAATCAGTGTTGAGAATCTATTCCAGAACTCAACACCAACAACATCAAGTTTTCTC